TCAATACAAAATCATCATCAATCCGATGGGTGCGGTTCGTACTACTCAGGCAAAAAAGTATGTGGACAAGCGGTATCACAGGTACAGGGAGTACAAGGCTGAACTTCGGTTACTTCTTAAGCAAATCGGCATACACAAGTGCCCTGCGAGGTTCATTATCAAGTTCGTTTTGCCGTTTCCTGGATCGTATTCTGAGCGAAAAAAGGACTTGTTGCGAGGAAAACCTCACACACAAAAGCCTGATTTAGACAACCTTGTGAAAGGTTTTATGGATTGCTTCGGGACTGATGATTCAGGCGTTCATGCCATAACGATGATGAAAATATGGGGTGACGAGGGTAAAATAATTTTGGGAATTGAGGAATAATTTTCTAACTTTGTAGTTCAAAATGCGGGTCAGAGCGCATTCACGATTTACCTTCCCAAAGGCACAAACCTCGGTATAAGCAACTCTGACTGCTTGTATCGGGGTTTTTTATTTAAAGTAAGTTATGATTCAATTTTGGTTTATTGTCGTTTGTTGTGAGTTAAACTCAAGAAAGTTACTGTATAATTCATGTGTTTTTAAAAATCGAAACGATGCCGAAAGTTGGCTTTTCGATTTAAAGGCTCAGGAAAAGATTGACAAAAAGGGAGTTGATTTTGACATTCAAGCAATAGAAGTTCAATTATGAAAGACCCAGCATTTTTATTTTACTCAGGGGACTTCCTGACAGGTGTTATTGGATTTGATATGGAGGAAAGAGGTCAATACATAACATTGCTATGCACTCAGCATGCAAAAGGTAGAATGAGCCTTGACTTTATAAAGAAGGTAATTCCCAACATTCAATCGTCTGTTTTAGAAAAATTTACTATCGATAAAGATGGTCTATATTACAATGAAAGGCTTGAATATGAGGCAATAAAGAGGGCAAAGTTTACCGAAAGCAGGAGAAAAAACCTTAATAAACCTCATATGGATTCTCATATGGTGATACATATGGAAGCCCATATGGAAAATGAAAATATAAGTATAGATAGTAATGATAATAGTAGTATAGTAAGTAATACTATTATAAGCGAAAAATCGAAAAAAAAATCAACTGATATAGTCAAGTCAGCCGACACATGGAATGGGTTAAAAGTCGGCAGTAAAATACCGAAGCGAAAGCACACCATTAAGCCGATAGAGGATTTTATTGCAGATAGGGTTGCAGAGGGCAAGAGAAGTTGTGCCCCGCTTGATGCCGAACTTGTATGGCTCAGTGATGCCGAATATCACAAATTGAAAGAGAAGTACAGGTTTACTGAGGTTGTGAATGAAATGATAAGAGAAATGCACCGATGGAAATCAAAGCGTGAAGAGGGCGTACAGGTCAATCGTAGTGATTTTTTGGCAATAGATGCCACATGGGTATTCAAAAACGCAATGGAGGTGATGAGATTGCAAAACAGCCCTATTTATGACAAGATGCGAAAGCAGGAAATCATGAAACAAGAATTTAAAAAATCAAGCCAAACAATATTTTATACCCCGATTGAAAATGGAAGCGAAAAAACGAGTGAATAAGCGTTATAAATCCGGTCATGACGAACCCGAAAAAATTGATGAAAATGCGTTTTTGAAAACGGGTAAAATGCCTCCGTTTAATGAAGATGCTGAGGCTAAAATCATATCATCCCTAATGTTTGACAGGGATGCGCCCAGCGAGGTAATGACCAATTTTAGCCGAGATTGGTTCTATTTTGAAAAGAATGCAATTATTTATGATGCCTGCTATGAATTGTTTGTTCAGAGCCTCCCGATTGATATAATTTCGGTACGCACTATAATTGAAAAATCCGGCAAACTTGAGTCCATAGGCGGTATTATGGGGTTGATGATAGCCGGAGATAAGTTCACGGGGTCGGCAAACCTTGAGTATTCAAGGCGACTTGTTCACGAGATGTATATCAAGCGCAAATTGATACAAGTGGGTAGCGAGGTTGCCCGGAAAGGGTTTGATTCCGAAAATGACGCATTTGAAGTGTTGGAATACACACAGGCTGAAATGTTTGCGTTAATGGAGTCAATTCAGAAGCGCAAGGCGGTTTCATTTGATGCCATAACTTATCAGTGCATTGACGAACTTGGACGCAGAATGGCAATGAAAGAGGGTGTTACGGGTGTGCCTACGGGCTTTTATCAATTAGATGAACTCACGAGTGGCTGGCAGAAACAAAACCTTATAGTTGTGGGCGCACGACCCGGCATGGGCAAAACCGCACTTGCATTGTCGCATGCCATTGCGAGCGCAAAAGCAAAAAAGCCTGTCGCATTATTTAGCCTTGAAATGAGCGCACAGGAATTGGCATTTCGGGTGTTGTCAATGGAAACAAATACTTTGTCTGCAAAAATTCGATCTGGCAGGGTAAGTAAATCTGAATTTGACTCGTTCGCAAGTCAATCCCTGCAAATATCAGGTCTGCCGATTTATATTGATGATACACCCAGTCTATCCGTTTTTGAACTCAAGGCAAAGTGTAGGCGAATGATTCAGGAATCAGGTATTGAATTGGTTATAATTGATTACGTGCAACTCATGACAGCAGGCGAAGGATTTAAAGGCAACAGGGAACAGGAAATCAGCACTATAAGCCGTAATTGTAAGGCTATGGCCAAGGAATTTGACATCCCGTTTATACTACTATCGCAACTTAGCCGTGCGGTTGAAACCCGTGGCAAATCCGGTGCAGTGCCGATGCTTTCAGACTTGAGGGAATCAGGTGCTATTGAGCAGGATGCCGACATAGTGATATTCCCACATAGACCTGAATATTACAAAGAGGAGGTGTTAAGCGACGGAATGACACCATCTCAGGGCATGGGTGAACTCCATATCTCAAAACATAGAAATGGTGCGCTTGGGTTAGTACCTGTAAGGTTTGAGGGTGAATATGCGAGGTTTTCACAATACATTCACACCCAGCCAATGGTTTCACGCCCACAATCAGACTTTAGCGATATAAGACCCGTTTTTGAACCGACTAAAAAATACGATATTGATGACGCTGTACCGTTTTGAGTAAATTTCTTGTAAATTTTTCCCCCTCATTATCAACGAGTTACAAAAAAGACTGGGTTCGTTTGTCGGGCGTATTGAGAAAAGATATACCTTTGAGTATTCAATTAAACAATCACATTATGAACAACGTAAAACAAATCTTCGCTTTCATTCAGGATTTAAACCCGAACACCACTTGCATTTCATCAATTGGTGAATTTGTAACCAATCAAAATGCTGAACTTGCTGACCAAGCAATTCAGGAAGTGTTGCAATACTTGCCAGAGGCTTCACTTGCCTACAAGATTGCATCTACATCAAGCCGATTCAGCGAGAAGCAATTATGGGTAATTGCATTTGAGTTGGTTAAGAATACCGAATACAGCGCAATGGTTGCCGAATATTACGCTAAGCGTGAGCGTATTGCAAATGCTAAAGCGGATGCACAGAAATCAAAATTACAAGCCAATAAAGATGCATCAGGAGATGTACTTGCCAGCGTTAAGCAAGCAGGTCGCAAACTTGCCGATTACTATCAATTTGTAAAATCCAATCGCCAGTTTGCTCGTGAGTTTTACTCCAAGAAATTTACACCTTCATCCGTTAATGCATTTTTAGCCATCTAATCATCATGAAAACAACCAGAACACTTCAAGAAATAGCATCGCATTTCGGATGCAAAGTATGGAAAGATAGCCGTGTCTATCTTCCACAATTCGGATACAAGACCAAAAAAATGCAGACCAGCGTTTACATCTATATTCAGGATGGCGAGATTAAGGTATCGGCATTCATTGACTGCCCAAGCCAGCCATACGCATGGATTACAAGCCAAAAAGAGCAAGTAATACAACGTGTGTACAGCGCACTCGAAGAGATGGAAGCGGAATCATTAGAGTATGGTGGCAGGGTTCGTGTGTATGGCGAAGGTCATAATGAGGTTATAGTCGAAACGAACACACCGCCAGCACTTGTGGCCGGTAAAATGAATGCCGATACGGATTTACTCAAGTGAATTTACTGCCAGATCAAAAATTTGCGATTGATAAGTTGAATTGCCTAAAAGTCGGGGCGTTGTTTATGCGCCCCGGCACGGGCAAAACGCTGACTGCCGTAACGCTGGTAAATAGCACCGAAGTACCCGAAGTAATTTGGTTTACACCATTTCGCACGAAAGAAAACCTATCTATTGAACTTGTCAAGTCTGGACTTGTCAAAAACTGCCAAGTCATAGGAATTGAAACGCTGTCCGCATCCGATAGAGAGTATTTACGGCTATTTAACTTCGTCCAGGCGCACGATTGCTTCATAGTAGTAGATGAATCGCTTAAAATCAAAAACAACGATGCTAAGCGCACGCAACGCATTATTGACATTGGCAAATATGCCAAGTATAAACTCGTACTGAATGGCACGCCTATATCGAAGAATATACTTGACATCTGGGCGCAGATGGAATTTTTATCACCGCTCATTCTCAAGATGGATTTTGCCGAGTTCAAAAATACATTTGTGAAGTGGTCAAAGATGACTAAGTATGTTTCAGGTAGACAGGTATCAAAGGAAATCATTCACGAGTTTACGAACATCGATTATTTGTACAGCATCATTGCACCGTATGTGTACGAGTCCGACCTTTTTATTCAGGTTAAAAAGATATACAACGAGGTGAAATATAAAATTACAGACGAAGAGATGAAGGAGTACCAATACTTGAAATCGCACTATCTGGATAATGAAACCTTGCAATTTTTGAACAACAATATTTTCATTGAAATGACCCAGAAAATGCAACATTTGTATTGCGTATCTGAGGACAAAATAATTAAGTTGGATTCGATATTGAGCATTGTTGAACATGACAAGGTTCTGATATATTGCAAGTACATTAAGAGCAGAGAGATGTTGCAGAAACTATACCCGAACGTGTCAGTTCTGTCGTATGGCATGCACTCGTTTGGATTGAATTTGCAACACAAGTATATTACTATTTATTTTGATAAGACATTCGACTATGCCCAGCGTTTGCAATCAGAACAGCGCACATATCGCACAGGTCAGAATCATGATTGTATTTATTATGACATGACTTCAAATACAGGCTTAGATGTGCTGGTAAATAATAACATTAGCAAGAAGCAGGGCATGGATGAATATTTCAGAGCAGTTAAAATTGAGGAGTTAATTAAACAAATATGAAAAGTCCAGTTTACAATGTTATTGCCGTGCCGATTGATAAAATCGAGGCAAACAATTACAATCCCAACCATGTTGCAAAACGTGAAATGGATTTACTTTATCAATCAATTAAATGCGATGGCTACACTATGCCTGTCGTATGCTTTTACGATGCAGATAGAGATAAATATATTATCGTTGATGGCTTCCACCGATATACGATAATGCTGACCAGAAAAGATATTTATGATCGTGAGAACGGCATGCTTCCAGTATCGGTAATTGAAAAGGATATAAATGACCGCATGGCAAGCACGATAAGGCACAACCGAGCAAGAGGCAAGCATGAAGTTGAATTACAGGCATCGCTCGTTGGCATGCTTAAATCGGGATGGGATGAAATGAAAATCATGAAGGAATTGGGCATGACACTGGAAGAGGTTCAGCGTTTAATTGGAATCAAAGGTATTGCATCGGAAATCATGGGCGTGCCATATTCAATTGAGCGTCAGATAGTGGATGCAGGTGAGGACATTCAAGAGGAAATATAATGGCACGCACAGCAGTAAGAGGTATAGAGAATGTATTAGATGCAACAAACAAGCGCATTGCATATCTATTCGATAATTACGACAATGTTTCATTATCATTCTCTGGAGGCAAGGATAGCACCGTATTATTTCACTTGCTCAATGAAGAAGCAAAGAGGCGAAATAGAAAGTTTATTGTTTATTTTCAAGACCAAGAGGCGGAGTATAGCGCAACAATTGAACTTGTCGAATGGG